GTGATAGTGCGTTTCTTTTTGCTGCCCTCAAAACTTTTCATTGCCACGTCCTTAAGGTCCATCTGTTCCTTCAGGAGCCTGGCACGATGCACATCAGCACTCTTGAGAATTTCTTCTGTATAGAGCTGCCTAATGTGCTTTCTATCTGCATTGACAGTTTCCTTGCTTAGCTGCAACACGCGAGCAATTTGACTGTTGCTCATGTTGGCAGCCAGTAGCTCGCTCGTCATATGACGGCGTTGTCCCATTAGCTCCTTGTTGTAAGGAGTTTTATCAGCACCAAGCCCCACTTCGTGCCTGATGCGATCAATTTGCTTTGCAGTGAAGCCAGCCTCCAGAAGAGTTTTCACTCCATATTTGAGTTCTGCTTCTGGAGAAGCAAAATTAATATCAGGCATTGGCATGGTAATTACTCCGAGAAAATGGAATCAGCAAAAATAGAAGCAGCAATAAAACCAATGGTAAACCAAATTAAAAATGTAATCATGACTTGGTAGGAAAATTAAAGACAAGGCTTTCACTGGTTTTGATGATTTCGTAATCACCAATGTCATCTTTTAGCTTCTTGAGTTCCTTGAGGCTAGTTTCCTGCTTCCTCACTTCTTCGCCATAGTCCTTTTCAGAACGACGTTGAATGCGAACAGAACCATACTCAGTGTCTTCCTTTTCAAGATCAAATTTCTTTAGGAATTTCATCAATAGATCTTTGTAAAACGTTTCCTTCTCGGCATATACTTTCTGTGCAGCTTTAATTGTTGCAAGTTTTTCAATGAGTTCGTTGATTTCTTCCATTGTCAAATTCCTGATGCCACTGCGTTGGTTTTGAAGCCATGATCAATCAGGCTTGCAATTTCGTGTAGGGATGACCGCCAATGGCGTTCACCCTTTTTGTCACGAGCACCATACATAACTCGTGATGACGGCCTTGGCCCGCGATCAGGCGTTGAGTAGCCGTAATGACAGAGCACCTCGATAGATGTTCCGTTGTGGACAGCGGAAGGAAGCCAGTCGGGAGATTGTGGAGCGGTAGGCATTGGACGACGTTGATGTCGTAGCCAATATAGAGAAGAAGCGAGAAAAAGTAAAGAGCGCCAACGAAAGACGGCCTTGGGGGCCTACCCTCGCGAACGGCGCTCGGCGAAGGATGGTTAATGGAGCGGAACGATGGAAAAGAACGGGACGAGTCTACACACCCCCACCAAGCTCAAATGTGCCAATTGGTAAATTGGCCCACTGTCACCAGCCAAATCCCTTGCCAGCACTGGCATTCTCGGCCACCCTCAATGGAATCGCAGTTACCGCTGGCTCAGGAGCATCTTCAATTTCGACAATGACAGTCTCGGCATTTTCGGGCACTGAAAAAGGAGCCTCAACGGACTCCTCCTTCACAACTGCTGGTTTGATAAAACCTTTGTCCCAGATAATCATGGCAGTTATTACAACTGCCTACAGTTTAAAAGAAATCGTGCGCTGTTACAGGGGCTGGCACCTCAACAAAATCAACATTGTCAACGTCTGGATCTGCGTAGTCCCAAGAGTGATAAAGACGCTTGCGTTCGTCATTGGGCCCCACCTCGAAGCTGCTGGTGATTAAACCTTGCCGACGTGCCACTTCCAGCATTTTACCCGTGGATGAGGTGTCCAAACTGCCAGAGATCATTGCAACTTGTTGCTTGGTGAAACGCTCTGCTTTACGCATGTTGACCGTATTCACCACTTGATCCAGCTCTTCCAGGGAACCGCCCTGAGGGCCTGCGTAGTGCCAGCCATAGGACAAGGTATCGCGCTGCAACACGTGCTTACCAGTGAGGCCACTCCGGCTTTTCAACCATTCGAGGATGAATTGATTGGGGTCGCCATTGTTCTCAGAACGAGTGAGCTTCACCACTTCACTAACGTTGTCCACGAAACTAGTAGAGTCCCGCAGGCCGCCACTTTTGTTTAAGTGATGAAGAATGATAATGCTGCATTTATATTGATTGGCAATGTCGCGCAGCCCATAGATGACATCACCAGCATTGCTCTTCACCAAATCAACGTCCATGCCTGAAAGGCAGGCAGTCAGAGAGTCAATGGCAACAAAGACTGGCCGGTTCTTCCGCACGTAATCTTCAAGCTGTTTCATGTGGCCAAAGCGCCAGTTTTCCCAGAAGTCAATGATGCCAGCCTCCAGGCCAGCTTCTCTAAAGCCAATAACGCCAAGCTTTTCGCTTGTGTCCACCAATGGTTCATCACTTTGAATGATCAGACTCTTGCCTTTATGGCAACGTCTTCCACTCCATGGCTCGCCAAGAGCAATCTTGAGTGCCCAGTTGTAGACGATGGTGCTTTTGCCGGTGCCTCCAGAAGCGGCCAGCAGCATGACGCTACCCAGGGGCATGATGCCAGCAATCAACCATTCACGACATTGGTCTGCATTGGCAATGGTAAGAGCATCAATGGTTTCAATTTCTTCCTTGCCATAAATGCGACTCTTGGCCTCGTCAATAATCTTGTCAACGTTATTTTGGCTCATCTTCACGCCACGCATTTCCAGCCAGTTGGCCGTTTCGTAGGTGATACGAGCATCATTGGCATAGAGGCCAACAAAATTCTCTACTGTTGAAATGATTTCCTCGTAAGCAGGCTTACCATCCTTGCCGGAATGCTTGCCCTTGGAGACGATGGAGGCGAGCAAGTCATCTTTGGTGACGCCCTCAGCGATGTAGTCGGCCAGGTCAAGACCGTTGCCACTGGGGAGGTTTTGCCATTCCCAGGAACGTGGATCAGCATAAAGCCATTGCGCTCCAGGGTTGTCGGCTTCCACTTCCTTCATGAAGGCGACGCCCTGCTCGTCCCTGTCAGGAGCCAGCACCAGCTTCTGATTCTTGAAGAGGCTGGCGTAGTCGCCATTGGTGCGGTACTGTTTGCTGCCACCCAGGAAGGTGACGGAAGGCAGACCAATGCTCCAGACGGCCTGGCAGGTGAGTTCACCTTCTACAACGACAATGGGGAGGCCAGTCTTGGCGCTCTCGGCAATGGCCTCCTCATACATGAAAGGCAGGATGGTGGCCTTCACCTCCTGCAGTTGTGTCTTCTGTCCCGTGGCAGTGGTGTCGATGGTGGGGAATTCCTGCCAGATGCGCTTGCTGCCGGACGTGTCATCACGGTGAACCTTCACCACCTCCAGGCCGGTTTGGTTCCTGTAGGAGAAGGTGTAGTTCCCAGCATCTCTCGGTGGCTTCTCCCAACGCACCATTGGAGCCAACACGTCCCTGATTTCAGCCCGGTGGGCAGGCGTGTCGTCGTGCCAGCAGGTGTAGGCACCATTCTTCTTGTTAACTGAGAAATCATTGTTCCCGCACGCGGGACACATGAATTTGCCTGATTCCTTACTGGGCTCCAGTTGGTCCAGGAAGTCCAGGATCGAGAATGTCATGAAAGAGGGAATATGGTATGCCGCTTTGCATCATGGCACCTAGAGCGTTTTCCTGCAATCCCAGTGGCCATAAGGCATCCTTATCATCCAATGAGTTGCCTGAAGGCATCCTGCGGGTATTGTGGGGAGGATCCACGGCTCTACTCTATGCCGAAATCCAACTACGACAGCCCTAAAACCAAGAGGCATTTTACGCTCACGCAGGATGCCGTTGACCACTTAGACAACATTGCTTCAGAGGCCAAGCTGTCCCGCAGCGAAGCTCTTGAGCGGCTCATTCGTTGCACTCCCGCATGGGAGGGCTCCACGAGCCTTTCCAATGGGGCATGGTCCCTATGCGTGGATTACACCGCGCCCGAACTACCACCTTCTTTTGATGACTATGAAAATCTCTCAGTTGATTGAAGCCCTTCAAGCTGCCTACATCATGGACCATGAAGACATGGAAGTGGTGCTTTGTTTTGAAGAAGGTGCCATGGAAGAGGGTTTTGACTGGGGGCATGTTGAGGGCATTACGGACGTGCGAGTGACTCGCGACTGGCCGCTGCCTGGCGACAGCCTTGTCAATCATGCAGAGCAAATTACTAACAAAGTGGTCATCATGTATGACCTCATTCAAAATCTGGACAGTTCTGTCCCTGAATTGTAAAGTGACACAATCTTGGTTTCCCGACGTTTTTTCTTTTCCCATGGACCTTACTTCCCCTGCATCACTGGCCCTTTCTGACCGCATGAACGGCATGTTCAGCCCTCTGGAGATCACGCCTGAACAGTTCACCAAGGCTTACATGCTCCCCATTGGTGAGCACGTTGAGAAGAACTACAAAGGGCTTTCCTATCTGTCATGGCCTTTTGCTTTCCGCTATCTCAAGGAACAATTCCCCACGTTGTTCGTGGCGTTTGAGGAGAGCACAATGGGATGGCCAGTGTTTGGCCAGACTGGCTGTTGGATCTTGCGTGCCTACCTGACGGATGGTTGCCGCCGCACTCCTGCATTGGTGTTTCCATTGATGGACAACAAGCACAATGCCGTGAAGGAGCTTGATGCTCGTCAAGTGAGTGACAACATTCAGCGTGCCAGCGTTAAGTGCATTGCTACGTTTACGGGGCTCGGCCTCAAACTTTATTCCGGCGAAGACATCCCCACTTCTGACGATGGCAACGTACAAACTGCGCCCAAACTCCCCCTGCAACAGGAGGGCAAGAAACCAGCAACGGTATCGCCTCAGGACAAAGCGCCTGCTACAGCAAGCATTCCTGCTGCTGGAGGAGCGGGGACTCCTGCCTTCAATGGAAAGGAGGCCCTTACAGCCTTCTGCAAAGCCAACCCTCTTCAATATGGAGATTCACAGCAAAGCTTGATGGCAGCAAAGCTTGGCCTTGAAAGCCTTGGGCTTGCAAAGGGTGACGACCTTAAGGATGGTCACATGCTCGCCAATGTGATTGCCGCCATGGTTGGTACTTGGATTAAAGAAAAAGGCATCAAGCTTACTAAGGTTGCAATGGCACAAGAACTTATGACTCTTCGTGCAATTTGCGCCGAAGGCACTGTTGAGCAGGCCATTAAAGGAGTGGAAGTATTCGTTGCGGGAAAGCTTTAGACCTGGCAGCGGCACGTTTGGCTCTTGTTTTTAAGGGCCAAATTATTACCAATGCTGACGATTCTCCCCTTGACGAACCATGCTAATTGCAAGCATCATCACAACTATTACTGGTCTGCTTTTGTTGGGCTTAATAGTTTTGCCCATTGTCTATTTCCTTGAATTTATTTACCAATGGACCATCAAAATGAAATGAAGTTTCCTACAAAGGAACAATGGTTAAGTGCATGGGAATCAGCGCATGTCGTATATGCTTCTGACCCGGACCCTTCGGAAAACCATTTGTGTAGAGCGTTGCTATGGCAAGCAAATCGTGTTTGTTGGGGAGAAGTGTTGAAATGACTGGTTTCTCCGACATCAAAAACTGTCCAGAATGCGGGAGCTTATGGCATGACAAGCCCATTCCAGAAGAAAGCCAACACCATTTTGGTGGTTCCAAATGGTTCTCGCGAGTGATTTATCTATCGTCTTGGCGCGAGGACCGTGGTTATGCCTGGCAATGTCCAGACTGTGGCACCACTTGGGATCGTGGTACTGGCGCCATCATTGACCACTACAAAGTTGACATGAATCGTCCATTAACCTCCATTGAACCATGAAAACCATCATCGCTCTGATTGTCGTTGCATTTGCCCTGCCAGTGGCGGCCTGTGACCAGCCCATTAATTATTCAGGCACCTGCCCTCTTGGCTACTACCGCTCGGGGGGGTATTGTGTGAGGAATCATTAAGGCCCTCGTGAAATTTAAGCAGTTTGTCCCAGACCGCATCCAACTGGACAAGCGTCGTTATTACAAGGTGCCAGAGGGTTTGGACCATGTGCCTGCGGGTCTGGTTCTGCCCTCTGTTACAACCGTAGCCGGGGCATGCTCACCAGTGGGCAAGATCATGGCTCTCATCAACTGGCGGCGTCGTGTGGGCGATGCAGAAGCCAATCGTCGCACCATGGGCTCCATTGATCGTGGCGTGTGGTTGCATGGCGTTCTGGAGGATCTATGGAATGGGGAGGATATTGAGCACCATCTTGAAGCCAAGAGCAAGTATCGCCCCTATTTCCATTCCATCGAACCCTTCCTTGAAACCATCGACGAGCCGTTGTTGGTGGAGAGCGCCATTGCCTACTTCAATGAGGAGTTGCAGATTGGCTATTCCGGCACATTCGACATGCTGGCGACGATGAAGAATGGCAACATTGCCCTCCTCGATTGGAAAACCAGCTACAAACGCAAACTTGATTGCTACCTAGCCGATTACAAAATGCAACTCGGTGCCTACGCGCAGGCCCTTGAGCAAATGTATGGCATTGAAATCAACGAAGCTTACTGCGCCATCTCCATCTACGACCCGGACACTGGAGAGGGAGAAGAGGCACAAATTGTTTCCATGGATGGCTGTGATTTGGCCTGTCAGGCAGCCATCATGAACGACAAGACTCGTCGTTATTTTGAAGAATTTTATCCAGGCGGCAAGCCCTTCACCATCACGGTTGACAAGGGAGCCTAGAGCCTTTATATTTGACCAGCCCTAACGGGCATCTAACATCCTCTAAGGAGCAACACCGTGGCAAATCGCCCCACAATTACTGCCGCCATTGATCTCACCCCCGATCTTCTCAACGCATTGAAGAAGGCTGGTGCTAATGATCGTGGTAACTACAGCCTCGACATGGCTGTATGGCCCAACGACAAGATGACCTCTGATCGTTCCCCTCGCTTCACTGGGTCTGTCAAGATCAAGGGCGACAAGGAAGGTCCCAAGGGCTACGCTTCTGTGTGGCAGAACGACGACCTCGGTGGCGGCAGTTCCACCGATCTGTTCTGAAGCCATGAGCAGTAAAACTCCCGGAGTCGATCTGGTGGCTGCACTGCTCACAATTCCCATTCAAGGATTTTTTATCTTCTTAATGGCATGGCCCCTTTGGTGGGGCCTATTGCCGTTATTTCCTTGGCTGGAAATGGTGCGCTTTGGCGTGGCAGTAGCTTCTGGCTCAATGATCCTTCGCTTTATCTTTAATCGTGACACTGCTGAATGACAAGCAAATTGCCAAACTTGCAGAAAATGATATCTTCATGCCTTTTGTGGGCGAGAAGAGGCGTACTCTGGAAGATGGCACTAAAGCCATTTCATATGGTTTGTCTCAAGCTGGCTATGACCTCAGGCTTTCCGACTCACAGTTCACTGTCGTTAGTGGCTATGGGCGCTCCCGCCGCACGGAATTAGACGCCAAATTGTTTGATAGTTCCGTTGCTCATGATGCTCCTCTTATCCACAGTGTTAGTGGTGAGTATTTTCTGCTGCCAGCCAACAGCTATGGGATGGGCATTAGCCATGAGCTAATCTCCATGCCTAATAATGTTATTGGCATTTGCGATGGTAAGTCCACTTACGCTCGCTGTGGCATCATCATCAACGTGACGCCTATTGAACCTGGCTGGACTGGCTACCTCACAATTAGCATCTCCAACCCCACTGCCTTTCCAGCACGCATTTATGCCAACGAGGGCATTGTGCAGGTGATGCTCATGGAGATTGAGGAAGTAGGGCAAGCCTACACTGGCAACTATCAAAACCAAGGAGCTAACGTACAGTTAGCTGCTGTTTAATAGTGAGTGCTCTTGAAGATCAATTCCTGGGACTATGGCAAGCTCACAATCCTCGCATTCCTTTAGAACGAGAATTTAGTGAGATTGATGCCTGGGAGAATGATTTTCAAGAGCGCTACGCTAAAACCAAACGTTCAAAACGTTACCGCTTAGATTTTGCTCATCCCGACTCTCGCACTGGCATCGAAATCCAAGGTGGCGTTTACATGCGTGGCCGTCATGTCACTGGCAGTGGATATGAAAGAGATTGTCGCAAATATAATCTTGCTTATACAAGCGGCTGGACAATCTTTCTGCTCACGTCTACCATGGCCAAAGACGCCTTTTGGCACGCGTTGATTGCTGGGCACGTTCAGCAAGTTCAAGCGCTTCCTTGATAATTGCATCAGCAGCTTCCAGGTCTGTTTCTTGCTTGGCAAGTGCTTGACGAAGATTAATATTCTCAAGCATCAGGCTTTGCACTGCCGTTTGCATGGACGCCCAGCCAGTCAGTAAATTCTGCGCTACTTCCCTAAGCTTTGCATTGTCATGACATTCTGCAATTGCCTTCCTATTAACGGTTAGCGAGAATTCACGCTCTGCTGAATGCTCAAATGGACCCATCATTGCCAAACTGCTTTTCCCATTGTAAACCAATTCCACTGGAACGCAAAATTCCATGCCTAAACCATCGTTTGTTGCTTCTAGGCTACAGCCAAGAGGGCATAGCAAGCAATTTGTACGGCGTGTGGAAAGTGGTGAAAATGCCGAAGTCTTGCGTCCGGGAAACCGTCGTTATACACTGAAGAGCGTTCCAAAAGACTATGACTGGCAACAAGGGGAAAGAGTGGCGCTGGTCGCCTTCACGGGGGCTGGTGTGGTGCCAACGTCCATCTACGGCACATTCCTGGGCATCGACAGAAGCAATGGACGAAAGGCGGCAATGGTCCAATGGGACAAGAAAATTGCTTGTATCAGTGGTACAGTGGCATTTCAACGAATCCGGCCAGTGGCGCTGATTCCCAACAATGACCAATCTGCTCCTTCCACCTCCCATTGACCCATTGAACGATGGGAAAAGCTATTTGTGCCTCATTGATGCAATGGGGAATAGCTTGTCCATTGTGAACGATGCGAGGCAAAGTCTTGACGGTCATTCTGAAGAATGGTCTGAGCGTGATGCCAAGCTGCTCAAATATTTGATCAAGCACCAACATACAAGTCCGTTTCGTGGTGTGGTGTTTAAATGGATGGTGAAGGCACCATTGTTCATTGCTAGGCAGTGGTACAAACACACTATTGCTTCCACTTACGTTGATGACCAGCTTGGCTGGAATGAGAAAAGCTTTCGCTATTGTCCCGCTCAAGATGCAGAATTTTATGTGCCTGCTCAATTTGCTTCACAGGCCGCTAGCAACAGACAAGCCTCTGGAGAGCTTCTTGATTCACGGGGGCAGGCCCTGGCCACTCAGATTTATACGAAGACTGTGGAAGAAAGTAGGCAGGCTTACGATGCGCTCTTGATGGCTGGCGTGAGCCGTGAGCAGGCTCGTGGCGTGTTACCACCATGTATGTACACTAGTTTCGTTTGGACTTGCTCTCTGCAGGCCCTCCTCCATTTCATTAGCCTTCGCATTGACAAGGGCGCCCAGCATGAAATTGCTCTTTATGCAGAGGCTTTATTGAAACTGGCCGAACCCATCGCTCCCGAAGCCTTCGAGGCATTTGCCGAAAACAACTATCAATTTTGATCATGCACGATCCCATCAACCCCTCTCACTATGCACAAGGTGGCATTGAAAGCATTGAGGCCATCCAAGCATCAATGAGCAGCCAAGCCTTTAAAGGCTTTCTAAAAGGCAACTGCCAGAAATATCTGTGGCGCTACGAACATAAAAACGGCAAGGAAGACTTGCTTAAGTGCCAGTGGTATTTAAATAAGCTCATTGAAACCATTGAGACTGATGAAGAATTCTCTCGGTCCGTCAAAGATACCGTAGGAAGATTTCTTGATCATGCCGTGATGGTGCCTGCAGACGAGACTGAGCCCACCGACCCCGATGCCTACATGATCAGTGGCTGCCCATCGTTCCGTCAGGGCCCTCCTGAACCTTTGGATGATGATGATTGCTGGAAGCGTGCCTACGGCTAAGCAGCACACCACATGGCAGGGAAGGGGCTAAAGGCCCCTTCTTTTTTTGATTCATGGATGGGCAATGCACGCTGCGTTGCTTGGCACCAAGCTTCCCAGTCAGACAAATTAGTGTGGGCACTTACGAAGCTATTGGCATGGATCCAGCCCATAAGTACTAGTTCTCGCTCTTGGCTCCAGAATTCCTGCGGCCTCCACCATTCAAACAACGGCAGGCTTCCCTTGCTTGCATTACAGGCCAGACAGGAAGGGCTATTGTTCCATTTTGCAAAGTGCGGTCCGCCTTTGCTCTTGGGAACAATGTGATCAATGGTTAGCTTTTCGCTCCACTTCCCGCAATAAGCACAGGAGCAATGGCCAAATGGTCCCTTGGCGGGAAAGTCTTCAAAAATGCTTTTGCGATAACGGCGTTTGGCCTCACCGGGACGTAGTTCAGAAAGAGATTGAAGAAGTTCTTCGGGTCCATTTCTCATCCCCATGGTGATATTAAATTGACTTCCTCATAGTTTAAGCGGCCAGTCTGAATGATGCGATTGATAGAATGAGAAAAAACAGTAACGGCTAATGCAATCTTGGCAGGAAGGCATGATGAATTTTGCAGCCACTGTAACTGCAGGAATGCTACTTGCTAGCGGTGGAATGATGGTTACTGTTGGCAATCAACAAGTAAAAATTTCTACACAAGTTGAAAGTATTGCTGATAAGTTAGACGAGCTAACAAATAGCATGAAAGGAATTGAGGGCAGAGTGCGCGATTTGGAAATCAAACGCTAAGCTAAAGAAAACGCATTGTCTCTCATGACTCCTGCAGAACTTATGCTGATCGGCGGTATTGTCGTCGGTGCCATTGAAACCATCATTGCTGCTCTCCCTATCAAGCCCAATAGCACTGTTGAGCTTGTCCTTGCCATTGCAAAAGCCATCTTCAAGACCAAAATCAAGTAGGACGTAGGCATGCCTGGCTCTGTTCGCTTTTCTGATTTGTTCAAATATTACAAGCAGGGTCTGCCATATCAAAGTGCGGCAGTGCAATTGCTTGAGGAGCAAATCATGAAGACTGCTCCTGAATTGATGAGCAAAGATAACGAATGGTTTAAAGTGTGGAGCCAGGCCGGAAAGCAAGATCCTCCCAAGAGGGTGGTATTGTCTGTGCCTTATGAATGGCAACGTGACAATAAAAGTGGCAATGGCAGTCGCGAATGCTTTAGTAGTAGCTCTGCTATGGTCGCTAAGTTCTATGGGAAAGTGAGCAGCGATGATGAATACAATGCCATTCGCGCTCGTTATGGTGACACCACTGATTCCAGTGCTCAACTCAAGGCCCTTCACCATCTAGGACTCAAGGCAGAATTCAAACAAAATATGGGCCTAGAGGCCCTTCATAAAGAGCTGCAAGCTGGTCGTCCCGTGCTGGTTGGATGGTTGCATCATGGGCGCTATACGGCCCCTTCTGGGGGCGGCCATTGGACAGTGGCTGTGGGTTTTGATGCGCTCTCTATCGTCCATAACGACCCCTATGGCACTGCTGACATTGTGAATGGTGGCTATTCCAGCGGAGAAGGTGGCAAGTGTGTTTACTATGGCAACAAATATTGGCTGCCACGCTGGACAGTTGAAGGACCAAATTCTGGCTGGGCAGTGTTGGTTGGCAAATGAGCCTATCAGCACTGGTTAATGCTTTGCTTTATGAAGTGGCCATTTGGTTAGTTGCTAAATATCCTTCACTTGCTTTTAGTCCATGGCTAACTAGGCTCATTGTCTGGTGTCGTCCAGATTGGACTGAGTGGAAAACGCAGCAAACGATGAAGGATGTAGACAGGCAAACTGTCAAAATTGTGGAGCAATGGGAAAAGGAAGAGCGCATTGAGAAAGCTACAACGCTAGTAGAACAAGCCAAGAAACTCTACCCTCATGCCACTATCACTGCATTGCCTGATGCTGTTGTTCCATCAGTGATGATCCAGCAGGAAGCAGCAGAGGATGCCAGCGACGATGTGAAAGCCTTGGGAGGCGAAATGAGGATCACTTATCAGCTTGAAGAGCTACAATAGAACGAGATTCTTTTTTGATCATGGAAATTGTCGTTGGTCTATTCATGTTTGCCACCGGCCTTTTCATGACCACTCGTCTGTACTATTTGAACTGTCATCAACGGACTCAACAAATGCCGCTTGCTCACCATCAACGGCATGACTAATTAAATTGTGAATTTGCATGTAGTGTTTTAGTCCATCGCCATAATCAATATTGAAAACGTCATACATTGCATAGCGATAACTACCCTTATCTCTCACATCGGCCTTGTAAATTAGTTTACAAATTTGACGAAACGCTTGCGCCCGTTCGTCCATCGTGAGACTATCCCACCAAGCTTGATCTTCTGCACCTTGCACCAAGTCGGCATGATTCCATGCTTCACGCAAAGCTGCTATTTCTGGGCTATCAAACCAATCCATAAACAATGAGCTAGTCCTAGAACTGTAGCACTATCAGACAATTTCCACCCAACCAATTTGTCCCAAGGCCTTGGAAGCCACGTCACTATCAACAGTGAGGATGAGAGTGTCGCTCACGCCAGAAGCATTTACGCCAAGAGAAAGGCGAATGGCAGTTTCAATGGCAAGATTGCTGGATTGACCCTGTGAAACCAGTCCGGTGTTGACAATGGTTCCACCGCTGAAGGAAGTGGCGCTAGTAGTAGTTTCAACATTGCCTCGGCCATTGCTAGCAGCCGCCCAAGTTGCTCCAGAAAGAGTTGGATTGAGACGTAGCCTCCATTGAACAACGTTAGAGCTTTCAGAAACCACGTCAATCTTGGTTGGCAAGATTACATTACCAGTGCGGCCACTCGCCATACGAATGCCAGCAGTAACACGCTCACCATTGGTATTTGGAACACTGGCTAACGGCTGGCTAACGGAATAAGTGGCACCATCCGGTTCGTAACCACCTTCGCTCAAGAGGCTGCAGCAAATCTGCTGGAAAGTGGCGCCGCTAGCCTGTGCCGTAGAGTTATTTATGCGGTAGGACAATGGAAGAATTGCCGTTTGCATGTATGTCCTGTTAATAACATTTGCATGGTTAAATTCATGGCAATAAACAACGCTACCATCAATAACAAACCCACACCTCACTCTTCCAACTCCCAACCATTCAAAATCAGCAGCAAAGATTTGTGCCTTACTAAAATCCAAAGCAGAGAAAGTATCAATATTCCATGCCGATTGATTAACTACATTTTCAACGACGCTACCAGTGGTGAAACTCCTCACTACAAATTGAAGAGTGGTGCCACTAGCACGTACCATCACGCCATCGTTATCATCAAAATAACCAACTTCTTGGATGAGGCCACTTGCCAATGGTGCGCCAACAAAGCTTTGCAACGAGACAAGGCTCTTCCCAGGCTGATAAGGGAATCGTTGCTTAGTGCGACGGAGAACAGTATCGCCCGAAGCAGTGGTAGTTTTAAGTTCTAACGTGCTGGCATTAGTGAGAAAATTAGTAGTTCCACTGCCAGTAGTCGCTTCATACCATTGATCCGTGCGCTTATCAAAGCGCATGGTGCTATCAAACAGCGTGAAAGCATTGCTCACGCGCTGTCTGCCAAATGCATCTACCACTCCACTATCGGGACCATAATCAAGAAGATTGCCATATTTATCGGCAATCACATGGGTTTCAAACTGTTCGCCCTGTCTCTTGATTTGGCCCATTGAAATTATTCCCTGTCTATGTATGCTTCATTATACTCTCTGCCAATGGTTTCCATTGCGTTATAAACGGACGATGGGGCAAAGCCACAGCCAGTCAGGAAATGAGCAAAGGAACGTACCAACGCAGGTGCATCAGCCAGTTGGCATTGATGCGTGATTTCCTCGTAGCCACAATATCCAGGAAGATCCTGAGAAGAGGAGAAGCGATGGGAAAAGGAGTAGCAGTTGATGTCGGCAGCCACGAGACAAAGAAAAAGCCAGCCCGAAGCTAGCTCTTCTCATTGCCATTGTCAAGCCATCTGGCCCTCCTGCTAGACCTCCCAGTTTGTATTGATTTTTCAACGCAAAGTGTCGAATTTTGCAGATGGGATTGTCAGCCTTGCTCAGCCTTTTCCTTGGCCTCTGAGAAGCTTCCTGCCATGGCTTGGCTTGCTCCTCTTTCCATTGCCCTGTCGAGATAACTTCGGTGGACCCGGCTGATGCGAGCGCTTGAGGGCCGCACTGCCCCCTTTTGCCTTAACGGCCATTAACCTGCCTCAATGAAGAATTGTCTGCCGCCAATCTTAACAGGCACTTTTTTGTTTACCGTGATTCCACTGGCAAACACCACATTCCCATTGTCCTCCAGCCCTTGCACCGTCAAGCCAAGATTGCAAACGAGAGTGGCAGTGGAGAGACTATAGGACAGTCCTGAAACCATGAGGGAAAATAGACTGTCAGTAGAGCCACTGAGAGTGGTGCCACTTTGCACTACAAAGCTTGATTGAATGAAGCCCGTGTTGGTCCAGCCACTAGTAATGGTATCTCCAGACCGTGCAGCGTACAGACTAGGAACAATGCCAGAAAGCGTGGCATTGAGGCTATCAATTTGCTGCTGAAAATTACTGGACGATCCAGCAATGCATTGTACTTCCGTGGGCTGCACATAAGCAGAAGAAAACAGTCCTTTAATTCTGTTTAAATCTGCAGAAGCCAGGCCAAGATTAATCCGCGCCTGTTCAGGCGAAGGCAAATCAGACAGATTATTCTTACGGACTAATCCCCTGGCCATAGCATTTTCTCTTTAGTCTATCGAAATGCTTAAGCAAACATCCGACGAGGATTACGAGGCGCCACTAGATATTGATCCCAACCTTCGGGAAGCGTGCCAATGTAATTAATGTGCCAGCCTTCCATGGGTGTGGGAGGCGTGATAAGCTCGAAAGTTTCAGGATCTACAACGGCATCATTGTTGTACAAAATGCCAATAATGTCCATGGCATAGTCGTGCGTGTATTGAATGTAGCCGCCAGGATTATCGCCCTCGGGCTCGTTGTAGAAGCCAGCAACGTATGCGGCGGAACAGAACGTAGTTTCGTCGGGAAAGCGGAGATAGTTAGTCATGAGATTTAGGTGGCGGTGAGGGCCTGGAGTTGAGCGTCGGGTAGGCGGACGGGGTAGTAGACGAGGCGGGCGATGGAGGAGTTTAAAGCTAAGTAATTACTGTTTTGGGTGCCTCCTATCTTGATTCCAGTTGGATCGGTTTGTGAATGGCTAGCATTCACCACAGTTCGTCCATTGACGCATAAAGAACTTTGATTTAAAGCAACACTATATGCACCAATTTGCTTAATAGTTGCGTTAGTGGAAATGCTTAAATTGTCAAAATTTTCAACGTTATTGAATCTTGACGTAAACCCTCTGCTTTTTTCGTCAGCAATGGCAGTCCAACTATATTCATTTGGCAGCCCAGTGACAATGCCCATTAGAGGCCCAGGACCTCTTTTGTAATTGGCAAAAAATACGCCAGCATTTGAATTATACCAACTCGAAAAGTTAGTCCCCGTCATGCTCGCCACATCAGCAGCGCGGGTGACGGTGGCCGTGGTGGTGGGGATGTAGGAGGTGGGGAAAGATGCTAACTCCTCCTGAAAGCCCCATAGAAAGTATTGACCAGTTCCTAGAGAATTTTGGTTAAAACTTATGTAATGAGCGGCACCATTTGGGACAACCGTAAGGGTAAGCCTGATCCAACCATTAAGTAATTGCTGTTGCCCAGCTACAACATTTCCCAAGCCAGCAAAAGTGCCCGTGCTAAATGTGTAAGTGATATTTTTAGTACCTCCAACGTACTGGTCCATAAGTGACACAGCAAGCACTGTGCCAGAAGCATTAGATTTTACATAAAAACTATAAGTTTTTTCTTGAACTGTTCCACCATAGACGTATGCCCTATTATTTCCTGATCCTGCGGCCAAGTTGATAAGCGACGCCGTATTAGTTCCATCTGGAGCAGTGCCAGCGTTAGTCGTTACATTGAGCCCATTAAATTCCCACCTTCCTGTGTTAGAGGCTGGAAGAATAGAAGGATACGCGTAGTTTGTCCTGTCCTCCTCCACCAACAGCCCAAGGCTTTCGCCCGTCGTCGGGTTGTGATCAAACCTTGCGGCACCGGAAGCAGCGGTCTGGATGAGCCCATCGGCCCCGGCAAACGTGGCGGTGCTAGCCCGAGTAAACGTGACCCTGGGGTCCAGGGCCTTGGCCTTGGCAAAGTCCAGGTTCAGGGTGGGCCTGGTGTTTGGGTAAAGCGCTTTGATGGTCATCGGATCAGCTCCACGCGGCGGTAGCGATAGCCGCCACCTTGGGGTCTTCGTTGGTCAGGTCCGCATCACGCTCAAGAACGTGGCGGTGGTAAGAGGTGGATAGCACCACGTCATCCTCAAGGACGCGGGTGGCCTGGCGGACCTGGATAGAGCCAGATTCCAGGACTTCGATCTTGTCGATGACGACTTCTTTAACGAGAGCCATATTTAGGGACCGGCGACAGCCGGAGACAGGTTTAGATGGGTCGTAGTTTTAAGCCGGGTTGCGGGCTGGAGCATTGCAATTAAATTCTATAAGTAAAAGAAAAAATTATATCTGTTGAATTGCCAAATACCCCAGCAAGGTAATTAGTAGTTCCTGCGGCAGTCGTACAAAAAAGTTCAAATATTGATTGAATTGGGTTTAGATTTCCATAAACAGTAAATGCACTACTTGAGATATTCATATATTTACCAATAGCAATACCATAAAAATGCGTTCCACCAGATGTAAATGGAAGTCCAGATACTGTCGTGTTGCTTCCAGTTAGTATTAAGTTAATGTTTAATCTGCCACTAACAGTGACTACATTACCAATTTTAGTGTATGTTCCAGTTTGCGCGTTATATGTTGCAGTTCCACCAACACTCGGCGTCCAGGTCCCTTCTTCATAATCGTCGAGGGTGTTTGGATCGGACGAGGCGACTTGACTCGCCGGAAATGCAAACGAAGACGGGCCAGACAACACCCCGCCACTGCTGACGCGTAGCTTCTCCGTCGATCCAGCACCGATGATGACGGTATCGCTAAGACCTGCGGTGCCCTGAACATTGCCAATAATAGTGTTGTTGGATCCAGTTGTTAAAAGAAACCCAGCATTTGTACCAATACATGTATTGTTGCTGCCAGTCGTATTATAGCGCAGCGCAAGATCGCCAAGCACCACGTTACTACTACCAGTGGTGTTGTCATATGCGGTATTTCTTCCGCCAATAACAGTATTTAACGTGCCAGTAGTGTTGTTAAGCAAAACACTGTCGCCTATGCCGATATTGTTAGCGCCTGACGTTGTTGCTCTTAGTGCGTATACACCAATGGCAATGTTGCCAGTCGCTGTATTAGAGTACAAAGCATCCCAGCCAATAGCAATGTTGCTAGTACCTGAAACGTTAGAGTACAAAGCATACGGGCCAACTGCAATGTTTATTCCTCCTGTTGTACAGGAGTAAAGTGCGCTATCGCCAACTGCTGTATTTAGATTTGCTGTATTTACACGAAGTGCATTGTTGCCAATGGCAGTATTATTGACTCCGGTGATGTTTGCTGCCAACGCACTAGCGCCAACTGCTGTATTACTGCTGATTGCCCCACCACCCCGACCAACCCTGACGCCAAAGATGGTTGTATCGGCATTGGTGACCGTAAGGGTTCCGACCGTTGCCGTCCCAATCGTTGCCGTCCCAATCGTTGCCGTCCCAATCGTTGCCTGATCTAGGTTCACCCCTGCCGAATCCTGAAACGCCATCGTGCCCAGGTACCCATTGAGCGGCACTTGGTTCGGGTCGGTGCCGATGTCGTATTGGGTGACCACTGGGAACAGAGTGCCGCCAACCACGCCACTAGCATTTTCGTAGTAGCCAGAAATGGTGGTACGAGCAACGGTGATGCCACTAATGGTTGTATCCGCTCTTCCTGCAATGCCACTTGCGTAGGCACGTACTTGTGTGCCAGTTGCTACGTTGCCAGCCGTAATAATATCAACACCAGTGAGGCCAAGTGCAGAAGCAACTGCAAAAAATCCACTAGCTGTTACCTTTTTATTAGGCGTGGAAGCATCACTAACGTCACGAATGATAAATTCATCATCCGCCGCTAATCCCGTACCAATACTTGTAAGTTGAGAAATTTTTGTCATTGTACGCTCAGGGGTTTAGCACGGAACCATCTTCCAGTTCAATCGTAGCAAAGTCTTCAAACTGTAGCACTTGTGAAGAGCGATCAGGATCGTAAATGCCATCATAGCGCCATGCAAAGCATTCTTCAATGGTTCTAAGTTCTTTGTCCGTTAACACTCTATTGAAGAGAGCAATGGAATGAATGTCGCCGTTTAAATAGCCAGCGGGACCAGCAGTGGCACCAATGTTGAAGGTGTCGCCGCCAGTAAAAGTGAAGCCCGTGCTCTTGTAATCAAGCCTTGTCCCATTAAGCCTTATCTCCAGGCCGTAGGCAGCACTAATCCGCATTGATACCACCCACGTGCCATTGAAGGGCATGCCAGCGGGGAAGCTGCTTTGGAGAGCAGTGGTGAACAAACCAAGCGAACCAGCGCCTGTACCATTGTTCCATCGACAGCCACTATTGTTCAGAGAGCTGAGAACGTTGTAATCTCCGTCTAACACGCGCACAATGCTTACCATTGTTGCAGCAGTAGTAAAGAGGCCGCCGATATTGTCAAGGCTTAAATAATCAGCGGAACCATCAAAACGTAGTGCTGGTTTTCCATTCATCACATTGGTGGTATAAGCAGGGCGACTAGCAAGAGTACTTTGCACCGCCAGAATGCCTCCAACCAAGCTTCT